TGATTCGAGCTGGAGGTATACGCAGTATGAGTTACGAAATTATCGGAGATGCAAAGATTTTGGGGCAAGAAAAAGGCTCTAAAATAACAAAAAAAGACCTTGCAGAACACGGCGTTAATATCGCCGCTTTAATCGAGGGCGGCCATATAGCCGACACTAAAACTATAAAGGAGTCATAAAAATGGCCGTATACATGTCAGATGATCTAGACATAACAATTAACAGCGTTGATCTCTCTAACCACGTAACTAGCGTGACGTTTAGCGAAATCACAGACGCACTAGAAACTACGGCTTTTGGGCAGAACTTCAGAAGCCGGATCGGTGGTTTAAAAGACGGCACAGTAGACGTAGAGTTTAATCAGGACTTCGCAAGTTCAAGTGTTCAAGCCACAATCAGAACGCTACTTGGAACCGTTGTGCCGATAGTGCTCAAACCGACGGGCGCCGCCGTTGCAGCTACTAATCCTAGCTATACGTTCTCGGTGCTAGTAGACGAGTGGCCTACGTTTGGAAACGCAGTCGGAGAACTCGCTACCGTGTCCGTGTCATGGCCACTCACAACCGCTGTAGTAGAAGCAACTAGCTAAAAAGGATCACTAAATGCTGCGAGCACAAATAAAAGTCACATATCTAGACGGCCGAGTAGTCGAATTTGACGGCAAAGGCCGGTTATGGATCGATTTTGAAGACAAGTTTGATATTTCGATCATGGAGCTAGAAGCCAAAATGCGTATGAAGCATATCTGGTGGATGGGTTACCAGTGCGCAAAAACTGAGAACAAGCACGGCGGCGTAGAATTCGATCCGTGGGCTGATGGTGTGGAAACAGTGGAGTTTGAGGTAAACGATAGCCCTTTAGACGAACGTCTTACGCCTACCGGTTAGGGGTGTTAGCTATTTCCACCGGCCAGCCGTTAGATGTTCTGATGGATGCACCCTCTTTAATGGTTTTAGGGCTATTGACGGCTCACAACGAAAAGATTAAAGCGGAAGAAAAGGCGGCGAGACGTGGCAAAAAAAGCAGGTAGACAAAACGTTATAGAAATTAAAGGCCTTAAACGTGCTAACCGACTAATGAAAGATTTAGACGGGGACTTCAAGAAACAGTTTAAAGATATTCATAAAGGAGCTGCCGATATTGTCGCCGACGAGGCCCGCCGACTCGCACCGGTAAAAAGTGGCCAGCTTCGTAGAAGCATCCGGACATCTGGCACAACTAAGGGCGGAGTGATCCGGATAGGCAAAAAAAAGATAGCTTACGCCGGGCGTGTGACGTTCGGAGACCCGACTAGCCTTTATGGTCGTATCCGTGGCGGCGGTGGGATAAAGATAAAAGGAAACCCGTTTTTTTACGATGCGGCAGACCGCCAATTTAACGAAGTGGTGCAATACTATGATAGAGAGCTGGAACAGATTCTAGATCGAGCGTTAAAGGCGTCAAAGGCGGCACCTGATGGCAGGTAAAAAAGCTTCCATATCTATGCTCATTGGTGGAGACGCCGACGGTCTACGAAAAGCCACTAAACAAGCTTCTAAAAGTTTAGATAAGTTCAGTAAGAACGCAGCAAAAGCAGCCGGTAAAGTCGGTAAAGCCTTTGGAGCGTTGGCCGGTGGTGTAGCTATAGCCGCAGTGAAAATAGGCACTACAGCAGTTAATTTGGCTTCAGACTTTGAAGAATCTATGAGCAAAACCGAAGCCGTGTTTGGTGACGCTATGGAGGGTATTAAAGCGGCGAGTAAATCAGCGGCCGAAGATGTCGGATTGTCGAGCGCCGAGTTTTTAGATGCGGCTAGCGGTTTTGGTGTTTTTGGTAAAGCGGCCGATTTAGGCGGTAAAGACTTAAGTACTTTCAGTGCCGATTTAGTAAAAACGGCCGCCGATGTCGCGTCTTTTAACAACTTAACGACCGCCGAAGCTATCGACAAGCTAAGCGCCGGGCTACGTGGCAGCTCGGAACCTTTACAATCTTTAGGCATTCTGATAAACGCCGCACAAGTAGAAGCAAAAGCGTTAGAAATGGGGCTAGGGGACGTAAACGGCACCGTATCCGAAGGCAACAAAATTCTAGCCCGCCAAGCGTTAATCATGGAAGCTCTCGGGAGTCAAGGAGCGCTAGGCGATTTTGCTAAAACTTCCGACGGACTCGCTAACCAGCAACGAATACTAGGCGCACGACTCAAAGACGTAGGAATAGTTATAGGACAACAGCTTCTACCGGTAGCGGCGAAGCTAGCCGAAATGGTTTCTAAGTTAATAAAGAAGTTTGAAGAATGGGCGCCGAAACTACAACCCGTGTTAGATCGTATTAAAGCCTTAGCTATCAAATGGTTCCCGAAACTTAAAGAACAATTAGATAAAGCGGCGGCAGCTATAAAACCGTTAATAAAACAGATAGTCGAATTCGTTAAAAAGAACCCTACGGCGGTGATAGCAGGCATAGCAACAGTTTTAGGGATCGTGTTAGGTGGCGCAATAGTAGCGGCCGTAATCGCACTAGCTGGAATAGCTACAAGTTTCGGAGCCGTCGTTATTGCCATCGGTTTAGCGGTTGGCGCTCTCGTCTTCTTTTGGCAAAATTCTGAAAAGTTCCGAGATATTGTTAATGGAGTATTCGAAGCAGTTAAAGCGGTTGCTATTCCAATTCTTCAGGGAATGATGGACAGTTTAGACGCTCTTAAAACCGTGTTTAAAGGAGTAACCGATTTCCTTAAAGGCGTATTCACCGGCGATTTTGATTTAGCTATGACAGGTATAAAAGGCATTTTGTCCGGTGCGGTAAGACAAATAGTGATCGTGTTAAGAACAGTTAAAGACGCTTTTACTAATTTCTTTAGCCTAGATACGGTTCAGGCGGGAATTAGGATAGCTGTAGACACGATAATCAATATATTTAAAGCTATACCGGGCCGCATTGCGTCGTTTGCTGGCGGCATGTTCGACGCTATCTTTAACGAGTTCGCGAAAGTATTTAACAACATTATTAATTTGTTTAACAAAATACCGTTCGTGCCTAACATTCCTACTATCGGAATTCCGGAGGCCTCTATGCCTACGATGCCGTCGGCGTCTCGGATGCCGGGCGCCCGTAGCTCTACACCGGCAGGAAATCAAGGAGCTGTTACAAATAACAATACGTTCGTTTTGCCTAATATGGATCCTGAAGGTTTAATTGGAGTTCTAAGAGGAGATAACAGAAACAACGCAGATATTAATATTGATACAGGCGTTTATTAATGGCTACGCCTACGCCTACGATCAAAATCGGGTTCATAGGCCCGGCGTTTAACAACGCTTTTACTTTAGACTCAGCAACAAACGGTCGTTTAGATAACATTAATTATGTTTTAGGCGGCTCAGAGATTTTAGTGGACTTAACAACCCGCACAACATCTTTAAAAGTAAAACGTGGACGAAAAGATTTTACTCAACCGTTCAGAACCGGCGAAGCCACCATAATTTTAAGAAACACCGACGGCGAACTAGACCCGTTGAACACTTCAAGCACGTATTATCCGGGCGTAACCGTGGGCCGAACCGTGACCATAGATTGCGACGGAACGTCAATCTATAATGGAACGATCACAAATATAGAATTAGGGTATACGGTGGGCGGTGACGCTTGGGTAGTAGTTCGAGCGGCCGACGGACTCGGAGACCTAGCGACCAGAGAAATAGCAGACGGAACCGCTTTTAGTGCTGAAACGTCAGGCAAACGAGTAACCGCCGTGCTCACAAATGCGGGCGTGAACTATCAGGGTACTAGCGCCATAAACGCCGGATTATCTGATTTAGCGTCTGAAACGTTGACGAGTGCCACAAACGCAAGGAATTATCTAAGGAAAGTTATTAACAGCGAACAAGGTTACCTGTATGGAAATCGTAGCGGCGTTCTCACATTCGAAAATCGTTACGGGCCGTTATCTGACACCACAAAAGCAACATTTAGTGATGACGGCTCCGACGTGCCATATCAAAGAATAGATAGAAGAGTGGCAACAGCCGAACTATTCAACCAGTTGAGCGCTAACAGAACCGGCCAAGATCCCGTTTTAGTGAACAATACGAGCAGCCAGAACAGTTACGGCATACGTAATTTGAACGTAGGTCAAGT